GGCGGCGGTCAGGTCGCGGCGCTGCAGGATCCGCTCCTGCGACAGCCGGTGCATGTTCGTCAGGTCAACTTCTCCGCTTCGCACGGCACGTCCCGTCCTCATACCGGCGCCAGCCGCGTCGTCTCGCCGATCTCGCTGAACCCGACCTCGCCGATGGCCCAATACCCGCTGTCCCCCGCCGCCGGGCTCAGGTCGTAGAACACGTCCAGCCCCGTCTCAGGCGTGAAGTCGTGCCGGATCGCCTCGATGAAGTAGTCCCCGTCGATCCCCTGGTCCGCGCCGGGGGAGTTCGTCGCCACGAGGGTGATGCGGTCGCTCAGGTCGCGCGTGAGCGCCTGCGTCATGAGCGCGCTGCTGTACTCCGCCGAGAAGTCGAACCCGGCCGGCAGCGGTTCCAGCGGGTCCGCGTACCGGCTGATCAGGAAGTCCGCGATCCCCTGCGCCAGCGTGAGGCTCTGGTGCCACTCGCCCGGCCGCGGCACGCTCCGCTCGCCATAGGCGCTCTGGCTGCTGGTGTCCTCGGCGGTGACGAGCGTCGGTTCGTCCTCGGTGACAGCGGTGCCCCGCGCCTGCACCAGGGTGAGCGTCGCCGGCGCCGCCCCGTTGTTCGTGACGGTCAGCTTCATCGACTTCGAGAACTTGCTGACGGCCACCCCCAGGTCGCCGTTGCTGACGCCGGTCTGTGTGATGTCGGTGCCGACCGATGGCGTGGTCCACGCGCTGACGTAGCGACCGGCGGGCGTCGCCGGCGGCGGGTACGACGCCCACAGCACCAGGCTCTCGCCCGGCTGCACGACCGGGTCGTCCCCCTGGTACGTCCACAGCACGGCGAGGCTCTGCTCGGTGAAGTGACGCACCGGGATCGTGACGTCGTTGAAGATCTCCTGCTCGCGGTCGCGCGGGTGCAGCCGCCGGTACGGCAACGTCGGCGACGATCCGTCGCTGAACGTCGCCTGGCTCGTCAGGTGCACGCCCTTCAGCCGGTGGTGGCGGTCCTCGAACACGATCGATCCGGTCGCCGACTCCAGGAGGAAGCCGCGCTCCGTCTCTTCCAGTTCACGTATCGCCTCGAGCGCGTTGCGGTCCTCGACGAAGTACCGGTCGAGCGTGGTCTGTCCCTGGTCGAGGCTGCGCGCGCCGGCTGCCCACCCGGCCGCATCGAGGATCAGGTCGATGGCGTCACCGGTCGCGATGTCCGTCTGCGGCGCCACGGTGACCTTCCCTAGTGCCCGCAGGCGCGCCAGCGGCCCGGTGCACTTCAGCCGCGCGACCTTCACCTGTCCGGCCTCGATCGCTCCGGCGGCTTCGATCTGCGAGAGGTACCCGGTCCAGAGCGTCGCCGCGCTCGGCGACGTCGTCCGGACGCGGACCGGCACTCCCGGCTCCAGCAGCCCGCTCAGCACGCTCGAGGTGTTCGACCGGCTGTACTTCCCGCTCGTGTTCAGGACGTCGATGTCGGCCCGCCCGGCGACGCTCACGCCGCGCAGCACGCTCGCATAGTCACGGCCGCGCTCCAGCCCGAACCCCTGCACGTCGCCGGTGATGTCCGACTGCGCGTGGTTGTACAGACCGTCGCGGTTCCAGTCCGCCTCGATCACCAGCGTCGCGCGCGTCACCTCGACGCCCCCACGAGGACGTCGCTGAAGCCGCCCGCGATCATGGCGTCCTTCACGGCCGCCACTGCGTCGCGCGCGACCTCGCGCTCGCTCTTGATGCTGCCGTGGACGTGCTGATGCACGACGACGGTCATCCCCATCCCGCGGCCGTCGAGCGGGACGATCGCCTCGTTGTCTCCACCCTCGCCCACGTTCACCAGCGTGCCGCCTGGACGCGCCATGACGATCGCGCCCGACGCAGCGCCCGGCACCTGCTGGCGCAGCTGGGCGAGCAGGTCCGGGATCATGTCCTCCTCGCCTCTGCTCGTCGCCGCGCGGATGATGGCGGCGCGAGCGGCTTCAGCGTCAGCGGCGATACCACCGATGCCGAAGCCCCGGCCCTGGACGTTGAACCCGATGCCCCCGGGCCCGTACTCCTCGAGCGCTGCAGCCCGGTTGCTGCCAACGGCATCGGATAGTGCCTTCGCAGCACGCGCAGCACTGGCGGCGGTGTCCGCGGCCATCTGGCGCACATGGCCCATCGCGATCCCGAGGGCGTTCGGCAGGTCCATCCCGAACGTCTGCCGCAACTCCTGGGCGACCTTCTTTGCCGAGGCCATCATCTCGGCCTGCTGCTGCTCGACGATCGCGACCTGGGCATCGCCACCCTCGAGGTACGCGTTGACCTGCTCGTTCAGGAAGTCCTTCTGGATGCGGTCCAGACTCGTGAAGAGCTCCGTGCGCGACGCCTGCAGTTCACGCTCAGCCGCCGCAGCGCTCTGCGTTACCCCGCTCGTGCGAGAGATGCTCGCGGACGCCTCGAGGGTGACTTGCTTGATGCCGAGCAGCTCGTCCGCGATCTCCTTCGCGGTTTCCTCGCGACCCTGCAACCACTTGATGCGCGCGGCGTCCGCCCGGATCGTCTCGTCGATGATGCCGGTGGTCTGCTCCTGCAGGATCCGCTCGGCAAGGCTCGCGGCCAGCGCCGCCGACGACTGATGCGCCAGCGCGTTCGCGCGATCGATCGAGGCCGCGTTCGCGTTGCGTACCTCGTCGGCGGTCGCCGCCGCCGCGGCTGCCTGCTCCTGCTCGGCGGCTGTGGCTGTGTCGAGCGCTTCCGTCCACACGTCCTGGGCGGCCCGCGCGCCGTTCAGCTCGTCCACCAGCTCGTTGAGCCGGACCTTCATCTCGTAGGACGCCTGCGAGTTCGCGCCTGCCGCCTCGATCCTCGAGACGAGCGCAGCCTCTTCCGCCTCGAGACCGGCGACGTGCGCGTCAAACGCGACCTTGTTCGCCTGGATGTTCTCGTACGTCGTGTTGGTCAGGATCCGCGCGATGTCGGTCTGACGCGCCATCGCCTGTTCCATCTTGGCCGACTCGTTCGAGGCCTTCAGCCACGCCACGCCCATCCCGGCTGCAGCTGCGATGACGAGCCCCGCGGTCACCGGGTTCGCGAGCATCGCGAGGTTCGCCGCCAGCACGGCCGTCCGCAGCGCCGTGAAACCGGTGACCAGCGGTGGGATCGCCAGCCCGAGGGCAGCGAGGCCGGCAGTCATCGCCCCAGCACCCACGACCGCCGTCTGCAGCGGCCCAGGCATGTCCCCGAACACGCTGACCAGGTCGCCGCCCGTCGCGACCAACCGCGTCGCCATCGGCAGCAGCACGGTCCCTAACTCGGCGGCCGCGTCGCTGGCCTCCTGCTTCGTGTTCCGCAGCTGGTTGGCGAACGACTCCGACGTCCGCGCGACGTCGCCCTGCATGTCTGCCGTCTGGTCGAGGATGATCGCGTAGCGCGCCTGGACCTTCTCGGCTTCGGTCAGTTGACCGTTCGCGCCGCCGATCCCCAGCTCCATCGCCTTCGCCTGGACAGCGGCCTCAGACAGCAGCACACCCACGGTGCGCAGCGGCTCGGCCTCGCCGACGAGGCCGGCGCGGATCTTCTCGAGGGCGACGTCGAAGTCGAGGTCCTTCATCGACGACATGTCGGCGGCGAGCTTCACCATTTCCACGGACATGCCGGCAGCGCCCTCTTCGGCAAGCCCGCTCGCCTTGAAGATGCCGCCCAGTTGCGACGTGTACTCGAACGCGGCCTGCTTCGTGACGTTGAAGTCGCCGGCGGCGCCCTCGGCGAAGTTGTGGATGATCGCCGCGCTCTGCCCGAATACCTGCTCCATTGCGCTGCGTGACTCGTGGAGGTCGCTCGCGAACTTGACGGACGCGCCGCCGGCGGCGAGCAGGCCGCCGGACACCGCGAGCAGCGGGCCCCGCATCCCCTCGAGCGTGCCGACGAGCCCGCGCGAGCGGTCCTCGACCGCGTCGATCGCCTTCGACGCCTGGTCGTTGACGGTGACGGTGATGCGGACTTCGTTGCTCATCGGGCGGCGACCCTCACGAGGCCAGCTGCATGCCACTCAGCAGCTCGTCCGGCACGTCCTCCGCGGGAGGCCGCCTGAACGCATCCCCGGCCGCGTCCGGTGTCTTGATGTCGGCGGTCAGCACATCGACGGCGCGCGCGATGAACCAGGCCGGCTCGGCCAGCACCTCCGCGCGCGACATCCCCCAGCGTTCCGCCAGGAACGCCACGGTGCGCCGCTGCGCGTCGATGAGCTGGACGTCCTGTACCCATCTCGGTGGGTCGCCTACGCCGGTGTGTCGCCAGGCGTCGAAGGCTTGGCGTTCGCTAAAGGGAGGCCGCCTCGCGCCCGCAGCCACGCCCCCGTGAGCTCGTCCGCCACCCACGACGGCAGCCGGCCCAGGCCCTCGCGCGTCGCCGGGATCTTCTCGCCCTTCCACTCGATGTCCCATGATTCGAGCGAGGCCGCGAAGCGCGCCACCAGCGCCGAGGCGTCACCGGTGCGCGACTTCGCGAGCATCTCCTCGTGCTCGTCGAGCGTCATGTCCAGCGACACGCGCACCGTCGCGCCGTGGAGCGCATGCCCCTCGGCGAACTCGAGCACCGCGACCGTTGGTTCGAGCTTGAATCCCATGTGTTTCCCCCTCCTCCGAACCGCCCGCCAACTCCCCCGCCGTCTCCGATCCCCTCTCGCCTTCGTCCCCTCTCCCCACTCGGGGAGAGGGCTAGGGTGAGGGCTCCCTCCCGGGCGCTACGCCCAGGTCGGGACGGTGCCGTCCGCCAGTACGAACGGCGCCTGGAACGTGAGTTCGCCGCTCGGCGACCGCGTGAGCTGGTAGTCCGTGCCGTTCATCTCCTGCGCCAGCACCTGGCCGGAAACGGTGATCGACACCGTCCGAGCCACAGACGTGCTGGGGATCGTGCTCAGCACGGCGTGCCCCATGTTGGCGGCGTCGTTGAACACGCCCTGCAGGTTCACCTGCGAGTTCGCCAGGAGCAGCAGCGTCTCCACGGCGCTCTTGTCCACGCCGGTGACGTCCTGCGTGTTCCGCGGCGTCTGGATGCTCCACTGCGTGACGTCATTGCTGATCGTCCGCGCCGTACCGCCCGACTCGTCGACTGCGATCGTCGCGCCGAGACCACTCTCCTTAGCCATCGCTGGCCTCCTTTACTTCCTCGACCATTCCGCGCTCGCGCATCCGCACGATCGCTTCGACCCCTTCACCCAGCCGCTCCGTGAACTCGCGCGTCGCGGACGGCTGCTCGGTGTTCCCGATCAATCGCAACTCGCGGCCGGAGTCCCCGGGTCGCCCGACCACGAGCTCGCCCGGCCGGCCGTTCTGCACGACGCCGTGCTGGCCCGCGCGCCCCTTGAAGCACGGCTGGCCCGGCTCGAACTTGAAGACGGACTGCCCCGCGGTCAGCACCTGCTCCTCGTAGAGGAAGCCACCCGGGTTGGTCCGCGTGCGCTTCCGCGCCCGGATCCACTCCGCGGCCGGCGAGGCCGTCGGCAGCACATTCATCCAGCCGTTGCGGTAGGCATCGCAGCCCTCCACGCCTTCGGCGGACTCGACGTCCCTGCAGGTCGCCACCCGCCAGTGCGAGGCCAGCGGGGCCCGCACCTGCAGCACCTGACCGAGACGGTGGGCGATGCCGCGATTCGCAGCGTTCAGGGGGCTCACGAGTACGCCTCGTCGTCCACGGCGAGACCACGCCGAACCGCGACGGCTACCGCGGCGGCAGTGAACGTGCCCGTCGTCGCCATCCGCAGGTAGCGCTCTACCGCGCCACTGACGGTCTTCCGCTCGGTCGCCGGCGCACCAGCGGCCGCGACCGCCGTGAAGGACACGAGCGAGGTGAACGCGTCTGCCGCCCCGTCGTCGCTCGACTCCTGGACGACCACCGTCACCGTGCCACTGCCCAGCGACATCAACTGCATCTGCGCGGCCAAACCGTCCGAGGTGGCGGCACCACCATCGACGCTGGTGCTCTCGTCCGCCGAGGCATGCTCGTCAGTGCCGGCGGTCAGCGAGACGCCCCACTCGAGGGGGATCCCCGCCGAGGCCATCGCCGAGACACCGAAGCTGAGGCCGCCGTCCGGCGACCTGGTCGGGTCGTAGTTCACCTGCTTCGCGCGCAGCATCGCCGCGGGAGTGCCCCGCGTCGCGGAGGTCATCCACAGCACGTCGACGTCCGCCGTCGGTAGCGTCGACAGCGCGTCGTGCTCCTGGTCCGTCGCGTCGTTGAACCACGACGTGAAGTCAATCTGCCCGCCGGCGAGGCCGTGGATCGTCTCGACCGCGCTCTTGTTGATACCCGTCACCTCGAGCACGGGGTGCGGGCCTGAGCACCGGTCGATCGAGCCGACGTCGCCGCTCAGGTCGTAGCCGGCGGCGTAGAAGCGCTGGTCGAGGCCGCCCTGCTTACTCACCAGCGGCCTCCTCTGCCCCGTCCGCCGTCACCGGCACGATGAAGCCACCTGCCTGCAGGCGCACCGGGTTGAGGCCCGCTGGCGCCTCGAAGGCGTCGCCCTCGTACCAGTGCTGCTCGTCCTCCGTGCCCGGCCGCCAGCTGATGATCGGAACGCCGGCAGGGATGCCCCGCGGGTTCGCAACCACCCAGCCATCCGGCGCCACCGGAACCGGCTGCGCCGTCGCTCGTCCAGTGCGCTTCCTCACGCCTGCCATGTCGCGCTCCCGTCCACGATCAGCGGGACGACGATGTCGACCGTGCGGTACTGCGTGCCGCCGATCTCGTCGTATCCCCAGAAGGCCCGGACGCTCTCGCCGGTGATGCCGGCTGCGTCCACGTTCCGCACACCGTTCGCCCCGGCGCCGAGGTCCGCATCCGCTGCGATCGCCCCGATCACGTTGCCGACGAGCTGGCCGAGTTCGATCTCGGCGTGCTCCTCGTTCGGGCTCCGGTCGGCGACCTGGTAGAGGCGGATCCCGAGGGTGTGAGTCTGCTCGTCCTCGCCCCCGGCGAAGAGCTGGTTGACGGTGATCTCGTCGTAGAAGACGTGCGCGGCGTAATCGCCGTCAGGCGGCGCCAGGGGGTGCCTCGCGCGGACACCGCCCGTGCAGTAGCCGCTCGCAGCGATCACGCTCATCAGCGCCTGCAGGCTCACCGTCGGGTCGAAGGCCATCAGCCCCACCCGTTCAGGTGCGCCACGGCCGCGCCGATGTGCTTGCCGATGACGCGCGCCTTGCGACGGTCCAGCTCGCGCGACGCGCGGTCGAAGAACCCATAGCCACCGAACCGGCCTCGGTTGATGGAGCGCTCGCCCGCGTTCAGCCAGCGCGGCATGACGCCGGTCCCTGGCGCGTCGACGAATCCCTCAATCCGTCCACCGCGGCCGCGGTACGCACGGATGCGCTTCACGAAGCGCCGTGACTTGGTCGACTGCAGCAGCTCACGTCGCGCGAGCCCGACGCCGAGGTCGATCAGTTCGTTCACAGCCCGGTGCGCGGCGCCCTCGATCGGGCTGCCCTTGCTGAACAGCGGTCCCGACAGGTCGACGGTGATGCCCGGAGGGTTGGTAGCCACCGCTACACCCCCGTCCAGGGGTCGCGACGCATGTGGATCCGCATGACGGCGTCCTCGAGCGCGGCCAGCTCGCGGCGGTTCACGACCGACGTGCCGCCGTTCGGCCCGATCTCCCGGCCGTACCGCGACTGCTGCTGCGCGTATCCGCTCAGGACTTCCGCGATCACGAGGTCCACGACCTCCTGCGGCGGCACGTACACCGCGATCGCCGTGGCGTCCGCGTGCGTCGCCGCCGTGGTGCCGTTCACGCCGCGCTCAACCGTGAGGGATCGTGGCGCGTAGACATCGGCGCTGCTCGTGTGCGCGGCGAGGGTGCTGCCGTCGTAACCACGCTGCACGACCAGGTTGTTGCCGGCGACGTCCTCAACGAGCATCCGCTCGGAGTCGATCGTGATGACCTCGCCCTGCTTCACCAGGCTGCCATCGTTCACCGGGACCGTGGTCACAGCCTTGTTCGCAGCGATGTTGCTGGCGAGGTTCGCCGTGGTGTCGCTCAGGCCCCGCCCCGTGACGAACAGGCGCTCGCTCTCGATGAGCAGGGTGTGCCCGACGTCGATCAGGCTCGAGTCACTGCACACGCAGGTGGTCGCCTCCGCGGAATCGGCCAGGCCGCTCGCGACGGTGCCAGCGGCCTCGGTGTCAGCGCTCCGGCTCCAGTCGCCCGTCACCTGCACGGCGCGCTGGGACGTGTCCCCTGCCGCGAGGATGGCCGACGAAGAGCGGTCGATCTCGATCCGGTGATGGGGCGGCCCGTCGTCCGGCCGCAGGAAGTAGTCGTCGGCGGAGATCATCGTCGCGCCGCCCTCGGTCTTCAGAGCGCTCACGCTCTGCAGCGCGGCATCGAGGTAGAGCCGGTAGGACGACACCGGGATCTCGGGCTGAGGCCAGTCGTAGTACCGCGTCTCGGTGACGGGGATGAACCGCTCGCCGGTGTCCTCGCAGACCCGCGCGCTGGCGCCGTCGATGAGCCGGTCGATGAGCGCGTCGGCAGAGGTGCCGGTGATGCCACCCGCACGCTTCACCGTCTCGCGACCGACCAGCCGGTTCGTCAATCCGATCCCCTCACCCGGCTCGACGGGCTACCCCTACCCCTGGGGCATCCCGTCGCGACCGTTAGTCCTTCGCGGGCGCCTTCCGGCGCGTGCGGCCGCCGGTTCGACCGGTCCGCTTCGCGGCCGTCTCGCGCTCCGGCTCGTTCTCAGCCGTTTCGTCTTCCGTGCGGTCCGTGTCGGCCTGCTCGGACTCCTCGGCCTCTGCGCCGGCGTCAATGTTCTCGGGCTCCGTACGCTCGATCTGCGGCGCTTGCATCCGCGCATCGGTGCGCTCGGCCGGCGTCGCGTACTCCGCCTGGCCCGACTCGACCAGGGCCGCTGCGAGCTCCTCGCTGAGGCCGATCACCTTGCCTGGCTCGGCCGTGCCCTCGGGCCCCGCGAGCCGCGTCTTCATACGCACGGGTCGCTTGCTCATCGCTATCCCCCGATCCAGACGTGGAAGGTCCCCGCCTTTGCGTTGCCTCCCGAGGCAATGACGAACTTGATGCGGCTCTCGGCAACCGGGACGCGCTGCGTCACCGGCTCACCGCCGCTGGCGAAGAGCAGGGCGGCGCCGTCAGCGACGGCGTGCACCGGCTGCTGCGGTGCCAGGTCGAACGCGCTGGTGCCGATGTTGGCCTTCGTGACGATCGGTGCGCCCGACGTCTCCTCGGTCACCGTCAGGTCGGCCCCCGTGTCCAGTGGCGCCGATCCGTCCGGCACGTACCGGATGCGGAGCACCTCCCCGGTGACGACCGGGGAGTACTCGGTGACGTCCCCGGACGCGTCCGTCGTGACCGCGACCTCGTGGCGTTCGATGTGCATGGCTAAGCCGCCGCGCCCTTCAGGACGACGAAGTTGATGGTCAGCGCGGCGTCCAGCGCGGCAGAGGCGTGCAGGTTTGCGACGACGATGTCGAACGAACCAGCGGTCACGTCGATCACGGACACAACCGGCGTGCCGGCCCCGGCGTAGGTGCTGATCGTCGCCACGACGACGTCCGTCGCCGCGACCAGAGTGTTCGTGACTGTGAAGCGTTCCTCGGCGGCGGCAGCTGTGGTCAGCGCCACCGTCGTGATCTGCCCGGTGGGCTTGCTCAGCGTCACGCCCGTCGAGGCGTTGGTCGCCTGGGTGACCGCGCCGCCGGCGCCTGCCTTGAACCCCAGCTGGCCGGTGGCCTCGTCGAGGAGGACGTCGCCGCCTCCCTCGATCGCGCCGCCGTCCTCCAGGGTGATCTTGCCGCCGCTCTTGACGACCTGTTCGTCGCCGCCCTGCTTGCGGTAGACCTTCGGCTGGTAAGTCATGCCTCTGCTCCTTTGCTGCCACCGGGCGGCGGAGGCGAGCCGCCGCCCGGTGTAGCGCTACGCGCTCGGAGTGCCGTCTCAGGTAAACCGCTAGATGGTTCCCTCAGCCGGCGACACGAACCGCTCCACGTTGACGCCGGTGCCGTGCGCCGCGACCGGGGACTTCGAACCCTGGTACTGGATCGCAAGCACCGTCTGCACCGCGGCGTTCTGGGTGGCGCGGTCCACGATCGGACGCACGTAGCGGTCGATCGGCTTGTAGATGTCGATGACGAACACTTCCTCGTCAGCGTCGTCCGCGATCGCCTGGTTCGTCCCGGCGAGGTCCGCGAAGGAGCTGTCGTCCGCCGACTGCTCCGCGTGGATCGAGGTCACGGCGCTCGCGGTGATCGCGCCCATCACGCAGATGAACACGACCCCGTCCCAGCCCTGCATGTCCACGCTGTCGCCGGTGATATCGGCGGTGCCGGCGGCGCCCTCCGACTGGTCGACGACCTGCGTGATCTTGGTGTTCTGAGTCAGCTGCATCGTTCTGTTCCTCCTGGCTCCGTGGCCCGTTCAGCCGGCGCTTACGCCAGCTTCACCCGCACGAACGCCTCCTCGAGGACCGGCATGCCGTCGCCCTCGTACCGGCCGATGAAGCCGTCCTGGTTGCTCTCCGCGTACAGCTCCATCAGGCGCTGCAGCGAGAAGTTGAGGCCGTCGTTGATCCAGTACTTCGACCAGTCCGCCAGGATGCCGACGTACAGGCCGGTGGTGAACGTGTTGGGCGCGAACTCGCTCGCGTCCACCGGGAAGTTCTCCAGGCGGTCCGGCTGGCCTGCCTGCATCCCCGGCTGCCACAGGTACTGGCCGTTGCCGTCCTTCAGCTTCGCCACCTGCTTCACGCCGTCGCGGTGGAACATCCAACGCGCCCGCGCCCAGTACTGCGGCTTCAGCGTGTACTTCACGTTCTTCAGGCCGTCGGCCGTGATCTCCGTGGTCGTCATGTCCGTGCTGACGTCCTGGCCGGTGCTGATGCCCTGCGCCGAGGCGGTGAACACACCCAGCGGCTGGCCCGATCCGTTGCCGGTCAGGTAACCCTTCTCCTGGGTGACGGCGATCTTGTAGCCGAGCCGCTCGCGCACGATCGCGTCTGCGTTCGAGAGGCGCATGAGCGTCTTCGACACCTTGATGCGCTTCGCGAGCGGGTGGTTCCCGAGGTTCCGGCGACCGAACGCCATCGAGGAGTCTTCGCTGCCCGTGGCGAGTTCGGTCGTCCAGTCGAAGTCGTCCGGGTCGGTGTCCAGCGACGGCGCAGTGATGCCGTTCGGCGTCGAGTAGATCGTCGCGAACCGACGCACGAACGTCTGGTCGTCGACGGCCTGGATCAACTCCTGCAGGAACTGCGGCGGAGGCGTGATGTAGCCGCCCGCAGTGTCGACGTCGACCTGCAGCGCCCGGAACTCCTCGGCGCCCTCGCCATCGATCCGGTTCGTCCGCAGCCACGTCCGGAAGCCGGCCATCTCGGCCTTCTTCCGCTGCTCCGTGGCGGCCTCGTCACCGCCGCCAAGCGGGCCGTCGCCCGGAGTTTCGCGCCGGCGGCGCTCTTCCTCCGCGCGCTCACGACGCTCGATCTCCGCGGACTGCTCAGCGGCCCGCTGCTCCTCGTCCGCCTGCTTCATGCGGCGGTCGATGTCCTTGCCGAGGCGGTCCACCTCGGCCATCGCTCGCTGGTAGGACTGGTCCTCGTCGGCCGTCAGCTCGCGCTTCTCGGTCGACGCCTTGTCCAGGAAGGCGCGCGCCTCAGCGACGGCCTTCTTCCGCTGCTCGTTGAGTTCGGTGAGGTTCATCGCACCATCCCGGCACTGGTGGTACCGGGAGGCCTGGGCGCACAAAGAAGCGCGTAGCTCCCGGCACCGTGATCTGATTCACGGTGGCCGGGCAACTACGCGCTGGTCGTCGGACCTGCGGGCTCGCTGCCCTGTGTCTCCCCCGGTCGCACCTTCGGGTGCGGCGGCGCTCCGCGCGGGGGCTCACGCCATCTGCATGGTCTGCCGCGAGTATACGCGGCCTCTAGCTCATCCTGTCAACCCGCTCGATCACCTGAGCGATTCTACTCAATAACGACGCCGAGGACGTTCCGCGCGGGAACCATCGCAACCGCCACCCCGCCAGCGTCCGTCAGCACGAACGCCTCGTTTGTGGTGCCGGTTCCGAACTTAGTCGCTTTCGGCACGTCAATCGTGCGGACCGCGCTGTTGTCACCGATCACGAATATCTTTGCTGGCATATCACCCCCGCTTTCCTACGAATCGTCCATTAGGTGCCGCTGGGCAGTATACCGGCGCGCGACTAGTCGGCCCTGCTCGCTCCTACCCGCCCCGCTCCGCGAGTTCCAGCTGCCGGCGGCGCTCTTCGAGCTCACGCTCCCAGGCCGGGGGCGCCTCCTCCTCGAGCCATGCGTCGCGCGAACGCAGCGCGACGTCGGTCTGCGGGTACGCCGGGAATGTCACCGGCGAGACGTCGTGCAATTCGGCCCGCAGCACCGTCCGGATCTCGCTGCCGTCCGGCTGCCGCTCCCACTTGTCCTCGATCGTCCTGAACCCGAATGACACGCCGGAGACGTCGCCGCGGCGGATGGACTCCGCCAGGTCACGCCCCGTTGACGTGTCGGGCAGGTCGATCTCGAAGGCGAGCCCGACGTCGTCGTCCTTCAGCCGCATCGTCCCCGACCGCGTGCGGCCCAGGACGTGGTTCGTGTCATGGTTCCAGAGCCCGACCACGTCGCCACCGGCGATCGAGTCCGCGAACGCCCCGCGCGCGATCTTCTCCACGAACATGCCGGCAATCGGGTCGCTCAGCCGGTCGTACGCGACCGCGTGCCCTCGGATCCCGACGACCTTCCCGTCCTCCTCGAGCGCACGCAGCTCCAGCTGCCCCGAGGCGGTCAGCGCCCGCCGCTCGATCTCCTCCTGCGTCTTCGTCGTCATGTCCCGATCCTCTCCCCCGGCGTCAGGCCGGGACGATGCCACAGTCACAACCGTCGTGCAGCGGTGGGTGCAACCGCTTCCGCGTCGCCTCGAGGTGCGCCTGCCCCTCTTCACCCTCGACCGTCTCGCCGGGATGTACGAACTCCTGCTCGATCCCCACGACCTGCCCGTCGAGCTTCCGACACAGGCCGCAGGTCGATCCCGACGTCGTCCACTTCAACTTCCGCACGCCCGACTGTCGCCACGTCTCGCGTGCGACCGCGTTCGCCTCCTGGTTGACCTCCGCCCGCGCGATCGCCGCAGGACGCTCTTCCTGCCACGCGCGCAACGTCTCCTCGAGCTCGGACTGGAACGACTCACCGGCCGCCTCCGCGATCAGCGTCCGCAGACGCTCCTGGGACTCGGCGATGTGCCGCACGGCGAACGCCCCGGCGTAGTTCCCCGCGAAGGCCTCCACCGTGACTACCTCCGCCGCGACGCCAACCTCGACGACAGCGGCGTCACGCATCGCGGCCGCCAGCGCCGAGATCACCGGCAGCATGTCCCGCACCACCGTCTCCCGGTGCTCGCGGTAGTACTCCTCGGCCCACGTCAGGAACGAGGCTGCAGACCGATTGGCCTCCAGCCGACGTGCCGCGCCCTCCACCGCCTTCGCCTCGCGTCGCAGGATGCGCGCGGCCGCCTCCTCGAACAGCGGCCGGAACGACTCGCGCAGCCGCTTCCGCGCGACCACGCTCCGCAACTCAGCCCCGTGCACCGCTGACCGCTGCGACGGCTGACCGCTCACAGCGTCCAGCAACGCGGGCTCGAATGACTCGGCGCTGTCCACCAGCGGCGCGATCTGCGACTCGGTCAGCGCCGGGCCCGACACCCGGATCAGCGACTTCGCCGTGAGCGCGCTGATCTGCTTCGACGTCACCTGCTGGATCACCGTGAGCAGCGAGGCGATCTGCGCGCCGTTCAGCGCGAGCTTCTGCACTTCCTCGCCAGGGTCGGGCCCGGCGTCGCCGATGGCTGACGGTGCAGCGGCCGGCGACGTCTTCTCGTCCAGGTAGGCCGCGGCCCGGTCGAGCGGGATCCAGTTCAGCGGAACGAAGTACTGGTCGCCGCCCTCGATCGGGTTCTGGTTGTCCTGGCGACGCCACTCGTTGGGAGACAGGGCGCCAGACCTCTCCTTGATCTCGTTCACCTCGGCACGCGTCTTCGAGTCAGCGCGCAGCAGCGCGTCCATGAGGAACTCGACGAAGTAGGTCCGCTGCTCCTCCTCGGTCAGCAGCGAGAGCGAGGCCGTCTCCTCCCAGTTCACGACCCACGGGAGGATCGTGTCGCCCTGGTAGTTCAGGTCCTCGTGCTCGATGTTGTTGTAGGTCGTCCGCTCGAGGTCGGCGAGCTTATGCGGCGGCATCCGGAACCACCGCGCCACCTCCCGGATCACGTCGATGCGGAACTGGTGCAGCTGCGCCTTCTCAGGGTCGGTCGACCAGTCCTCGACCTTGACGTTCTCTGCGAACACAGCTGCCCGATGCGATCCCCTCGGCCCGCCGTGGCGCACCTCGAGCGATTCGCGGATGCCCTGCTTCGCAGCTGGCGTCAGCTTCCCGGGGTGGATGATGCGCACGCCTGGCGTGGCGTCGTTCCCGAAGAACCGCGCCGCGTAGATCTCGCCGGCGAGGGCGCTCCCCAGGGACTCGCGCGCGTACTCGAGCAGCGGCACGCCCTGCAGGTCGTCGTCGCCGGGCATCCCGAAGAGGTGGAACATCCGCGACTGCGGGATGACGCGCGGCTGCCCCTTCGGCGGCCGGTACAGGTAGGCCCGACTCCCGTCCTCGCTCCAGAACGGTGTCACCCGGCTGGGGTGCAGCGGGATCAGGTCGCCGTTCAGCATGATCTCGGCGTAGCCGTTGCCGTTGTGGATCGCCCGCCACTGCATCCGTCGCTTGAACAGGAATGGCGACTGGTGCGGGTTCGGGCGGTCGTGCAGCTTCCGGTACACGCGGTGGTCGGTCGCCCGCTCCGTCGCGTTCTCCGGCAGCCGGCGGTTCAGGAATACCGGCGTCTTGCCGATGTCCTCGGACAAGGCCCGCAGTGCCGAGAAGTACGCCGACAGCGTCAGCGCGTCACGCAGGTCGACCGAGACGCCTGCCTCGGTCATCTGGCCCAGCCGGAACATCTCTACGACGCCAGGGTCGCGAGGGTGGACCGGGTTGATGGTCGAGGAGCGACGCTCCATCAGGGTCGCGATGCCGCCCATTACTCACCCTCCCCACGGGGTCGGGCCGGCACGCTGAGCCAGACGCCGAGCCCTAGAGCCAGCGCCCCCACCACAGCCAATGCTACCCACTCCCCAACACCAATCCAGAGGCCGGCGCCAATCAACGCCAGTCCTCCAAAGACGTACGTGTCGGTGTCCTTCCGCAGCGCATCGGAGAAACGCCCGACGGCTCGGCACGCGACCACGACGCGTCGCCTCAGACGCGCCCACCGCTGCTTCATACGAGCATCACTCCATCCCCGTCCTCGTACTGAGAACGCTCCTCGCCCAGGTTCACCGCGGCCCGACCGATCGCCCCGATCACCGTCACGATGCCGTCGATCTTCTCGGCCGACCGTTCCTTGTCCGGCTTGATGTTCCCGGCCGGGTCCTCGCGCACCACGACGTTCGTCGCCATCCAGCGCAGCACCGGGTTCCCGCCGTGCCGCACGCCGTGCTCGAGCAACAGCCGCTCGAACTCCCGCGTCGGCCCGGTCATCGAGGCGAAGCCCTGGCCCATCGGCACCATCGTGAAGCCGTCGCCCTGCAGCTCGGTCACCAGCTGAGAGGCGTTCCAGCGGTCGTAGGCGATCTCGCTGATGTTGAACTGCAGCCCGGCTTCGTTGATGTCCTGCCGGATCACCCGGTAGTCGACGACGTTGCCCTCGGTGGCCTTGATGAACCCCTCGCTCACCCACACGTCGTACGGGACGCGGTCGCGCTGGGCCCGCTTCCGCATGCCCTCCTCGGGCACCCAGAAGTACTGCACGACGTCGCCGAGCCCGTCGGTGTCGGGGAAGAACAGCGAGAGCGACGTGAGGTCCTGCGTCGACGACAGGTCGAGCATCCCGAAGCACTCGGCGCCGTACAGCTCCTCGACCGCGTCGCGGTCCTCCTGGGCGTCCCACAGCGCGAGGTCGATGAAGCGGCTCTGCTGCTCCGTCCAGACGTTCATCCGCTGTCGCAGGTAGGAGTTCCGTCGCCCGATGATCTCGCCGGCGCGGTCGCACTTCTCGAGCAGCTCCTCCTCGTAGACGGAGATCCCGAAGTTCGGGTTGGTCTTCATGAAGACCAGGCGCAGCTCCGCGCGCAGCTCGTCGTCGACGTCGTCGTCTGGCGTCGACCAGTACCGGTTCACCAGCTCGACGTCTTCCTCGTCGGCGCCAGCGATGAACACGAAGAACGAGTCGTCGTCGAGCACCTGCTCGAGGATCCGCACGCCGTACTCGTGCTGCTCCCAGCAGATGCTGTGCTTGTCGTAGCCGGCCGTGGTGATGTCCCACCGCAGCGGCTGACGCCGGGCGCCCGAGGCCTCCTCCATCTTGTCCAGGAGGTCGCGACCGGTGTGTGCGTGCACCTCGTCGTTGATGGTCCCGTGCGGGTTCAGGCCGTCCGCCGTCTTCGCATCGGCGCTCAGGGGCTCGAACTTGCTGAACGATGCGGTCGAGTGCAGGTTCTCTCGCTGGGCCCGGATCCGCTTCCGCATCGGCTCTGACCGCTGGACCATCTCGACCGCCTGGTTCCAGACGATCTTCGCCTGGTCCCGCTTCGTCGCCGTCGAGTAGACCTCGGCGCCCGGCTCCCGGTCGAAGAACGCCAGGAGCAGCCCCACGCCGGCGCACTTCGTCGTCTTCCCGTTCTTCCGCGGGATCTCCTCGTAGGCCGTGCGGAACCGGCGCGACCCGTCGGCGCGCAGCCACCCGAACACCGATCCGACACAGAACTTCTGCCAGAGCGCGAGCGTCAGCCGCTGCCGGCGGCGCGCCCACTCCCCCTTCGTGTGCGGGAGCAGCTCGAAGAACTTGATCGCGCGAGCGGCCTCGGCCTCATCGAACCGCAGCCCGCGCTCGTGCGCCGTCGCCAGGTCGCGCAGGTGACGCTCCGCCGCCATGACGATGCGGCGGCCCGCCGGGATCTCCCCGTCGACCACCGCCTCCGCGTACGCCGTCACCGGCGACTGCCCGCGCTTCGTGGCACGCTCCTCGACCCGCGCGTAGATGTCCGCGAGCGTCTCGCGACTGGGAGCCTCAACAACCATCAGGCCGTGCCTCCCTGGTCCCACTGCTCGAACTCGTCCTCGGGCGTTTCTGGCTCACCAGCGACGCGAGTGCGAGCACTCGGCGTCATCCCGAACTCCGTCAGCATCGACTTCACCCGCGCCCAGGCGTTCTGCGCTCGTTTCACTTCGGGGTGCTGCTTCACCTGCAGGCCGTTCCGGCCGACCGTCTCGTAGAAGGGCCCGAACCGGATGACGTTGCGGCGCGCCTCGAGGTACTCCGCGTACGCGTCGACCAGCAGCCCGAGCGCCATCGTGTCCTGCGACTGCAGCACCCCCCACGTCTCGAGGAGCTCCAGCAGCGCGGCCCACGCCTCGTACCGCGGCCCATGCGATGCCGAGACGATCCCTGCACGCAACTCGTCGTCCGACATCCGCGAGAAGCCCTTGATGCCGAGCGCCCTGGCGCGGTCCTTCAGCGCCCGCTTCGAGATCCCGTTGAGGTCGATCGAGGCCGCGTCGAACTCGAGGAGGTACGCCGGGATCTCGATCGGGTACTCGTCCCGATCGAGTTCGTCCGGCTCGTCGGGCAGCGGTCGGCGCCCGGCGTTCCCGCCCACGATCCGCAGCTGAGTCGGCTTCGGCTTGCGTCCTCGCGTCATGGGGCTTTTCGCTCCGAATTTCGCGACCGCCCACGTTTCGCTAGCGCACCGGTGTTGGCGGCGAGCGTCGGAAGAATCCGAGCCCCCCTCCCCCCGGCCCGGCTGTCGTGCGCCTCGCGTCCTGCCTGACGCCGGTTGCAGCGCCCGCACTGCGTCACGTAGTTCTCGAGGACGTCGGGACCGTGGCGGTCGACGTGGCCGGCCTGCAGGTCCTCGGTGGCACCGCACTCGACGCAGGCGTAGCCATCGCGCTCAAACACCTGGTCGCGCAGCTCGACGTGCTCGCGCCCGTAGTCACGCTTCGGCGTCGTGCGCTGGTCGAAGTGGTGCCGCGCCTGGTGCTTCACGCACCCGACAACGCCACACCGAGGGCAGGGCTTGGCCGGCGCCCAGGGCATCAGCCGCAACCTCCGGCTACCATCCGCGCCGTGCTCGCTATCTCGTCGCTCCTCATCCTGATCGGCCTCTGCCTCGAGGTAGGCGGCGCGCTGCTCGCGCTCGCCCCCGACTTGCTACCGAAGGTCAGCGAGATCGAGCGCCTCTTCGAGTGGTCACATGGTCGACAGACGGCACACTCCGGGGTGAAGGGGTGGCTCGTGGCGCACGTGAACTGGGACGACGACATGGCGGCCGCGAGGCGTCGCGCCGGCGCAGGCCTCCTCGTCAGCGGCTTCGTGCTGCAGGCGATCGGCGTGCTGGTCGGGCTGCTGCTCACGTAGGGCATCACTCGCCCCGACCCTTCGAGGTCAGCTCGTACTCGCGCTTCTTCGTTCGCCGGCCATCGTGGATGCGCCGCCGCGCTATCGCCCCCGACTTCTCGAGGCGGTCGAGCGCCGAGTACAGCCGCGACTGGCTCACCTGCGGGAACCGACGTCCGAGGACCGTGCCCGTGATGAGCGTGCGGCCGGCAGCCTCGAACTCCCGGCAGCGCATCAGCACCTCGGCGTCCAGCTCCTGCGTCGCCTGCGTCACTCGGCACCGCCGTCGTCGCCCATCCCGAGGGCGGACTCCGCGCGGCACTCGAGGCAGACCCCACGCTCGAGGGGTGCCGAGCCGGCCTCCTGCACCGTCCCGCACGCCGTGCAGGCCAACACGCCGGGCATCTGCTCCTGGCGCTCACGAGCGCACGTCGGGCAGGGCTCAGCGAGTTCGATCGTGGCGTCGCAGTTCGGGCACGGGCCGAACCGCTGGGGCTTCATCCCATCGCCACGCTGCAGGAGCCCCTCGAGCGCCATTTGCCCGAACGGCGACAGCGCCCGCTCCCACGCCCCGTATCGCCGCAGCTCCATGTAGAACACCTCGGCGTCGTGGGGACGCGTGGCGAAGTTCTCGCCCTCCTCGTCGGTCGTGATGTGACAGAGCTCGTGGTACAGCAGCGCCTCGACCTGGTGGCGCGTGAAGTAGTTCGTCCGCACGTCCTCGGCGCCGAGCCAGATGACGAAGTCCACCTCTGCGAGGGCCGGCCAGAACCCGCCAGCCTTCGTGCACTTCCCCATCGCCGTGCTGGTGCCCTTGTCCTTCCACAGGTAGCGGATGCGGGCCGTCTCGATGAAGCCCAGCTCGGGCCACGACTCGATCAGGCCGGCGGCGATCTCCTCGAGGTCGGGAGCCTCGATGTAGCCGAGCTTGTCGCCCATGCGGTTCTTGAAGCGGCTCGGCCACGGCACCGGGTACAGGTCCTCCGCGACGAGGTCGTCGGGCAGCGGGTCAGCGCTCGGACGGGCGTAGGAACGCGCCATTTCCTGCAGCCCGGTGATCGTCGTGTCGACGACTCGCCCCGCGCCTTCGATCCGCAGCTTCGTGTCGTCTCTCGTCGTCATGCCAGTGCCATCCCGATCTGCGGCGCTGAGCCGCTCCCCTCGAACTGCTTTGCGTGCAGCGCCGCGAGCGTCACCCGCATCGCCTGCGCCGTCTGGTTCAGGTCGCCCAGCCGCGACTCGTAGGTGTCGTGGATGAACGCCTCCCACTCGAACGGGTCCTCCGTCAGCCAGTAGCCGCCTGGCGCCTGCTCCAACGAGCACACCGGCCACCCTGCGCGACGCAGCGCCTTCACCTCGTCCCGCACCGTCCGGTCGGGCATCCGGGCCCGCTGCGCGAGCTCCCGACGCGTCAACGACGGCACGAGGACGCCCGGGCGCTCGTTGCGGTGCTCGATGAACCGGCGCAGCAGCGCCCACGCGACGCGACGCTGACGCTCGGTCAGCTCCTCGGAGCGCCCCACCACGGGAGCGACCGGACGGCGACGAGGGCGCACGAGGCTCATCTAGTCCTCGTCCTCGTCGGCGGCGTCAGCCGCGATGGCGCGCTCGATGCGCTCCTCGACGAACTCCTCGACGACGCTCGCGAGCGTCATGGGCTTCGAGATGACGCCGCCAGTGACCATGTCGAACGCCTGGGAGGTGTTCCGGACCATGAACTCGAAGTCATGGCGGTCGAGGCCGGCCTCGGCGTACGCGCGCTCGACGATGTACTCGAGGAAGAGCTCGACGGCGTACCCCGTCCGCTGGTATCGGCGGGCGAAGATGCTGACGAGTTCCGCGACCGTCGGGCGGTGCGGGTCGTTGAGCTTCGCGCTCACCTCGAGCGCGTGCTCCACTGCCTCGCAGGCAACCTGCAGCCGGCCCCCTGCTTCCGCGCCGGCCCGGTTCCAGGCGTGCTCAGTGCGCGCCGACTCAGCCAACTGCTGCGCAGCGCCTCGAGGCAGCACGACGACGACGATGTCTTCTTCCTTCACTTCGCATCCTCTCGACACAGCCGGTTGCACACCGAGCAGAAGTCGCCGCGCCACGGCCGGCACTGGTCCATCACGTGAACGGACTCCCCGTGCGGACAAACCACGCAGCGCCGCTCCGAGACGCTCATGCGGCCGCTCCCGCCTGCGCGAACACCCACGACTCGTCCAACTCCTGCTGACGCTCTCGGCCGGCCTTCTCGGCCTCCGAGGCCAGCGCCATGCGCTCCACCGTCGAGGACTTCGCCGCCTCCTGGATGAGGCGGTCCACCGACTGCAGGAACGCGTCGTGGCTCTCGTTCAGGTGCTCGATGGGCGCCTCGCGCAGGCGGCGGGCGCGGTCGTAGACGTCGTTCCGCAGCGCGTTCACGACCGGTCCCACGGGCAACCGCTCGATGCCACCCGAGGAACGCCCTCAGCGAGGCCTCCTCGTGCACCGGGCACGTCGCGCAGATCTCGGGTGGGCGGTTCATCAGAACTCACCTCGAGGCGGCGGGCCTTCGATGCACTCCGCGATGCTGCCGATGTCACGGAACTCGCCCTTGCCGGCGGACGCTTGGATGCGAGCCGGGTAGAGGACTCGGCGAAGCCATGCGAGGGCGAACCGCTCACCGCGGCGAGCGATCACCGTCTCGAGGCCTCGCGCCGCCGCGCGGATGTATCGCTCGTTCGTGACTCGCACCTGGACGGTGGCGTTCAGGGCCATCTACGCGCCCTCCCGCTCGTCGCGATCCAGGTACCAGCGGGCCGCAGGACGATCCGCGCGGCGACGTCGGTCGGCGGCGCGCTCCTCGAGGCGGACGTGACGACGGTGGTCCTTCTCGCTGTGCTGGTTGCCCGCCATCCCGCACCCGGTGCACCGGTACCTCCACCAGTTCCCGGCGATGCCCGTCACCAGCTCCTCGATCACGGAGGACTGGCAGAGCGCGCACGTGTTCAACGTCGCGCGAGTCTCGGGCTGCGTCGTCTTCGCGCCCATCAGATCCGCATCCCGGCGGTCCGAGGCTCACGACGTCGTTGAGCGCCCTCGCGCGGCTCAGTCGCCTCGCGCATGAGCTCCTCGGCGTTCTCGGCCAGGGGGCGAGCGCCACAGGTGATGCAGTGCGGGTCCGGGTCGCCGTACTCGTCGTTCGTGACGAGGAAGCGCCCGTGGCCCCTCGGGCAGAAGTCGCGCGAGGCATCCTCGATCACCGTGGCCGGCGCGGTGGACGTCTCCTTCTGTGTCCCCTGGATGCTGAGCTCGCCCGCAGCGCCACCTCGACGCTCGGCGCGCGTGCGGCCGGTCGTGGAGGCCTTCGACGTCGCGGGGCCACTGACGTGAGCGCCGACGGGGTCGGCGACGGGCTCGGCCGGCTTCGGCGCTCGAGGGGCGCGCGTGGTCACCTTCTTCGGGAGCGCGCGGTCAGGGGAGCCGCAGCGGATGCAGTCGGCCTGGCGCGTGCCCTGGGCGTCAACGTACTTGTGGTTCTTGTGCGTACCGCCACAGGGCCGCTCAGCGTCTGGCAGCTCGTCGGGCGGCTCGTTCACGGCGGGAGCCTCGACGGGCGCGCTGGGGGCGGGTTCGTTCAGGGGATCAGGCTCGGCGTCCTCGGAAACCGGGTCGGCGGTCACGTTGAGGAACCCCACGGGCTCGGGGGCCTCGGGATCGCCGTCCATCAACTCGGCCTCGGCTTCGGCCACCCCGCGGCGCAGGGCATCCATCAGCCGCTGGTCGAGCGGGCCCGACCACACTTCGAACGGGATGGGCTCGTCCTCGTCGGCCGCCAGGCGGTCGAACAGGCGTGGGGCCGGCTCGTCCGTCACCTCGGCGTACCAGGCGTCGTTCACCTCGCGGATCGCCTCGACGGCCCGCATGATGCGCAGCACGGCGACCGCGACCACGGCGACCAGGATGCCGGCGGCGAGCGCGATGATGATGTTGAGTTCGGTGTCGGTCATGACTGTCCCCCTCGAGGATCCCGAGCACGACGGCGACGCTGACCCCTCAGCACCTCCGCGGCTCCCTGCACCAGCGCCCGGCCGAGTCCTCGACCAGCGCGCACGAGTCCGTCCCTGCCGGGGAGCGGCGGGACGTTCAGCTCAACCAGCGGGCGAGGAGCCGCCCGCATCTCGGACACCAGGACGGCCTTCGCCTCGACGTGCGTCGGTTCACGCAGACCGGCAGGAGTCGGGGCGGTCGAGGGGGCGTCATGCGGTGTCGGGGTGGTGTCCCCGACCTCCCCCTCGACCCTCACGCCCTCGGCCGGGGGACCCCGCTCGTCGAACGTGAACTCGACCTCGTCCGGGTAGTCGTCGATCGAGTCCTGCAGGCACAGCCCGACGAACTCCCAGTTGCTCGAGGCCGGCGGCTTCCGGTGGTGGCGGTCGATGCGCCACCAGAACGCGGACGCCTGGTATGGGCCCAGCTGGGCGATCGTCGACAGCACCTCGTCGTCCTGCGGCTTGATGCGGTACACGACGAGGCCAGCCCACACGCGCTGCTCAGCGAGGGAGAGGCCCGGTGGGATTGCCCTCATGGAGGTCGCTCGATTCGGTTCAGGTGAGTGAGCAGCCGCAGTGGGCGCAGCAGGTGCAGCAGCAGCACGCGAGGACGGAGGAGGAATAAGTGGGCCAGCGTTCGAGGGAGGCAGTGCGCTAGCGCATGCGTCACCCGCTGCGCCTGCTGCTGCGGCCGCCTCAGATTCGAGTGCGGTACCCAGTGCGGCACCTCGGGCGTCGTCCGTTACGTCAAATGCGCTAGCGCACTCGACCGCGCGGGAGCGATCGATCGACGCGCCCGATCCCGCCTCGCGGATGACCTGGCGGCCGCTCTGCGGGGCCTCTGGCGCGTCCGTGTAGACGTCGACGTGCATCGGCACGCGGTACACCCACGTGTTGCCCTTGCGGTCCTTCTCGAGGAGTCGCTCGTCGGCCAGCTCGGACTCGGCGTACTGGACGTTGCGCTGTCCGTAGCCCGTGACGCGCTGCAGCTGGCGCTGGACACCTGACCAGGTGCCGCGCTCGTTGGTCTGCTTCCGGATGGCGTAGAAGAGCACCACCGCACGGACCGTCGGCACCCACACGCGAGGGTGCTCGTGCGTCTCGCACGACACGTCGAGATCCACGGCCGCCGGCGCCTGCTGCTGCAGGGCCGGCTCTTGGTGCTCCTCGTGCTCCCGCGGTGTGTCCACCGCACCTGTCCATTCGGCCCCCGCCGCTTTGGACTGGTTCTGTGCCTCATCCGGCACGGCCAACGCCCGAAGTTGCCCTCGGGCGGTGAGCCGTGACGTACGAGCTACTCCTCGGCGACGATGCTGATCCGCTCCTCGTCCACCCAGCGAGCGTCCTCCGCCTTGCCGTCCTCACTGACGCGCGGCTCGATCTGCACACGAGGAGTCCCGCCGAGGTACTCGGCACGCGCCGTGACCGTCCCCGTGAACCCCGTCACGTTGTCGATCGCCCGCTTCCCCAACACGCTGTTCTCCATCACTCCCCACTTCCCGAGGCCACCAGCGGCAGCCCCTACGCACTCGTCCTGGACGAGCTCGCTGTTCCCACGGCCGCCTCAGTACGAGGTCGGCGGGGATGACCCGCACCACGGACACTCCCGCGCCCGCAGCTCCGTGCAATCACCGCCGCCGAAGGGTCAACCCCGAAGCGATCGATTCCACCCGCGGCAGCCATACGGCGTGCCCTGGGCACCCTCGAACGAGCCGAGGGCGACGCAACGACGAGGGAGCAGCCGGGTCGGTGGCCTGTCCCCTCAGTCCGCACCACGTGGCGCGGCTCTGCCGTCGCGACGCCCTCGGCGCCCTCGAGCGATACACTGCCGATTTCCCCACCGAACGGATCCGGCGCCCCATGCCCGAACGCGAACCGCCCTCGAAGGCTGACGAGTTCCTCGCCAACTTCCACGGTCCATCCAGTGAGATCAGCGGAGAACTGCGTCGGCTTGCGACAATGGGCTTGATGGCCCGGAACCGCGTCGCACCGACAGCCGACGAAGTCAATGCCGAGCTCGACCGGACGCGT